ACCGTCCACGCCGCCCGCCGCCTTTGCCAGGGCGGCGCAATGCAGGATGAAACGCCGATAGCGCCACGCATCCGGGCCGGCATAGCTCACCGCCCCGCCATTGACCGTGAAGTTGGACGCCTGAGCGGTCCCAAAAAAGGCGTCCACCTGAGCCGCAACACTGCCCGCCCCGGGCCGGATACGGCCGCGCCAGGGATAGGCGGGCTGCCCGCTACCGCCATCGGGGTCCGGCAGGGAATTGCCGTCAGCGATGTCCATCAGGATGAAGGGGTAGAGCGTGACCGCAAAGCCGCGCGCCTTGAGCGCCCCGATCAGCGCCACCACACCGGCATCATCCGGCGTGCCGCCATAGACCGGACGGTCGTCAATCCGGCCGACCAGCCAGGCCGTGTCGCGCTCGGCGCCAGCCGCGCGCCAGGCTGTCGGACGCGTCTCAGTGTCGCGATCCTCGACGCCGGGCCGGATCTCGCATTCCCCGCAGCGCAGGTCATCGCCGAACCAGGCCAGCACGATCTGCACCGAGCGGCAGGCCGGCAGGTCGCGTTCCAGATCATCGAGCGCGGCCAGCACATCACTCAGGCCGCGGGCATTATTGCGATTGACGGCTGTCTCCGCACCGGGCCCCTCCAGACGCATGACCGGTTCCGGGCTCAGCGCGAACTCACCGCAGCCGGGGATGAGATTGACGCCGCGCACCTGCTGCTCCAACCCGTCCGATCCGACACCGCGGAACACCTCAACCGACAGATTGGGCAGGCGATGCCCGAACTCATCCAGCGGCAAGTCTTCGAGCACCAGATAGGCGGTGCCGCGAAAACCCGGCGCGTCAGGGCCTTCAATCGCGGTGATCAAGGGGTCGGGCAGCTGGTCGTCGCGGCCAGCATGCCAGCGCACCGGATAGCGTGACTGGTCGAGCAATGCCCCATTGGCCCAGATCTGCCCGATCCCGGAAATCTCGCCTTCACACAGACCGACGGCAAAGGAGAGCGAATAGGTGAAACCGGTCTCCTTCGGCCCGGACTTGCCGCCGCCGGAGGTCTGGGCGTGCTCGATGAAACGGGCGGCCCAGATCACCTGGCCGGCCAGACGGGCCCGGCCCCAGACCTGGGGCATGGCCGCGCCATCGGTGGAGGTCTGGACCGGCAGTTCGAGCAGGCGCGGGCCCTCGCGTCCCGGCAACATCGAATTGATCGCCGCGCTGGCCGCGATCCGTCCCAGCGTCGGCAGGGCAGCGCGGGCCGCTGTCAGGGCAACCCGGCCGGCAGTCAGGACAAGTTGGGCCATGTCATCTCCTCGCGGGGTTCGGCAGGGGGCAGATCGGGAAAGGCGAAGGCAGCAACCAGTCGGCGCCGCCACCAGGGTGTCAGCGCGGTCTCGACGACGCTGCGCCGCCAATAGGCGTGGATGATCCGGTCGCGCTGCGACAGCACTGCGCAATGACGCGCCGTCCCGCCGGGCCGGTCGGCAAACAGCAGCACATCGCCCGGACGCGGACTGTCCTTGTCGATCTCCACGAAATGGGCGCAGACCGCCTCCATCAGCGCTTCGGCGAGCGGTGTCCCGGCGACATCAGGGCCATAGGGCGGAACGGTCTGCGCTTCCTGGCCGTAGAGCGTCCGCCAGATCCCGCGAATGAGGCCCAGACAGTCACAGCCCGCGCCCAGGCAACTGGCCTGGTGACCATAAGGCGTGCCGATCCAGCGCCGCGCTTCGGCCAGCGCCCGAACACGAGCCCGAACACGGGCCCGCACGCGAGCGCCAACGCGCTTGGACCGCCTCATCCGACCAGCCCCCGGGATGAGCCATCGCCGACCGGCTCACTGGCCGGGGAGGCCTGCAGCACATCATTGCCGACCATGTGCGGGAAGCCGCGAAAATTGAGCGTGTTGGCGAAACGGTCGCGGCAGGTGGTGAAAGCCTGGTCACAGCCCAGCGCAAAACCGGGATGGCTGCCATCCACCGAGCAACGATGATCACCCAGCACCGCATCACAGCGACGGGCAAAGACCCGGCCGCAAACCCGGCCCAGCCGGTGGGAAAGGCCCAGCAGCTCGGCCTCGAAGCGGTGATCGACGCGGCGAATTTCGCCCAGCTCGCCCTGCCCGGTCTTCACGCCGACGGGCGGATCGCTGGCCCAGTCGACGCGCCAGCTTTCCACCCGCGCACCGGACCAGATCCCGGCTTCCAGGTCCTCAGCCCGCAGGACGTCATCATCCAGCGCGCCGACCAGACCGCCCTGATCCGGCGCCAACCCGGCTTCCGCCGCCACATCGCTGCCGCCAAAACCACTTCCGGCACGGCAGGTCACGCCTTCAAACACCAGATCATGGTCATGATCGGTGAAGCCGAAACGGGACGCGTCAGCGCGCGTCACGATCCAGCAATCACACACTGTGGTGACGCCTTCATCGAGCGCCGCCTGGATGGATGCAGGCACGGTTTTCATGATCACCTCCGGCAGGCTTTGCGGCCGTGTTCAGGCTCTGATTTCGATCAGGGGGATGGAGAGCGCCGAGGCCGCACCGGGCTCGTCGAGGGCGAGGTCGAGCCGGTCGCTGGCAAAGCGCACCGGCACATCAAAGGCAAAACCGGCCGTGACCGCCTGCCCGGAGGCTGGCGGATCAGCCAGCGTGACCCGCCCGTTCGCCGTATCGAGCGTGAAGTCGAAAGTCTCCACGCCCTCCACGGCAACCCGGACCGAGCCCTCGACCGGCTTGGTGATGGTGCGCGTCCAAAGCTCGCCGCCGCTCTCATAATGCTTGACCAGCTGGAACTGGGTCACTGCTCCATCGCCGGTGCCAATCAGCTGGTCGGCCGGATCCGGGGCCTGGTCCGGCGCGGCGGAGCGATTGTCGAACGGATCGCGAAAGCGAAACCCGTGCAACGGCCCGCGCCGCGCCTCGAAAAACCCGATCAGCGTGTGGATATCGGTCAGCGAGCGCACGCCCGGCCCGACATCATAGCGACGGCGACTATCGGCCCAGGGCGTGTTGCGTTGCTCGCGGCCGGAGACCAGCGGCACGATGTCAGTGCGCCGCTCCGGCCCGCCGCTGGCACCGACGGAAACCGAGAAGGGGAAGCGGACCTCGTGAAACGCAGTCATGACCAGCGCCTCCCCTCATCCACCGCCCGCGCCAAAGAGCGGGCGATCCGGCCCCGCGATTGGGCAATGGCGCGCTCGCTGCTGTCGCCGGCGCCGGGCGGCAGGGTCAGGTGGATATGGACAGTCTGACCGCCACCGCCGCTGCCAGACGGACTGACCTGACCGGCCACGCCTGGGGTGAAGAGTTCGGGGCCGCGCTCACCGACCAGATAGGCGCCGCCCGGCTGCACCGGCCCACCCTCGGCGCGGGCGCCATCCGGCGTGATCGCCCCCAGCGCCCGGTCGATCAGACCGGCCAGCGGGCGTTCGATCACCTGCTGGGCAGCCAGTCGGGCGAGGTCAGCCAGGATCGCCTCGGTCATGCGCGAGAAGTCCGCCTCGCCGGAGCGGGCCGCCCGGCCGAGCGCCTGCTCGATCCGGCTGCCGGCGCGCTCGAAAGCGGTCTCCAATGCCTCGGCAGCGCGTTGGCCCGCTCCGTCGGCAAAGTCCTCCAGCGGGGTATCCGGACGGGATGAGGTCATGGCCTTGCCTCCTCTGTTGTGTCCGCAAATTCAGGATCAGGAAAGCGGGCTCGCAGCGCCTCCAGCCCGGCCCGGTCGAGCGGGGCCTGGCCGCCGAAAGCCGTCAGGGCGCGCCATTCGACCAGCGACAGGCGCCAGACCTGTTCGGGCACCAGTCCGAGGGCGAGGCCGGTGCGCAGGACCAGCGCCCAGTTCATGACGCGCTGCCCAGGTCGAGACAGTCAGCCACCGCCGCAGCGGCATCGCCGATATCGATCGGGGCGGCCTTCAGCTCATCAAGACTGATCACCTCGCCGCCGCCGCGCGCCAGCACTTCGACGATCAACAACAGGCGTCCGGCGCCCAGTGCCTCGCCGGGTGGGCAGAGCGCTTCGATTTCCGCCAGGGCTCCCAGGGTGAGGCAGAGCGTCAGCGTGCGCTCACCGATGACGAGTTCGACCTCGCCGCGTTGGCGGTTGGCCATCTCACAGCGCCTCGAAGGCCAGCGATCCGGCCGAGGCCAGGCTCATCGACCAGCTCGCCTCGCCATCATGGCGGCCGGCATAGTCCAGTGCCGCGACCTGGAAGGCGCCGGTCAGCGTGCCGAAATCGGGAATGAGCAATTGCCAGCTGTCCGCTGAGCGGTCGAAAAAGGCCTGACGGATCCGCGCATCGGCTGCCGCATCGACAAACACGCCCGAGCCGGAAACGGCACAGGTCTTGAGCCCCGCCCCGTCCAACAGCTCGCGCCAGCCGCCGACACTGTCGGCATTCGTCACATCGACCAGACGGGCATTGAGCGAAATCGTCTTCAGCCGCAGGCCGGCAGCCGCCGTGTAGACCGGCGGATCCCCGCCATCGCCGATACGGATCAGGATATCGCGGCCGGATTGGACACTCATGGCAGGGCTCCTTCTTGGGTTTGGCTTGCGGGATCAGGTCTGGATTTCAGGCACAAAAAAACCGCCCGGCTTGGGGCGGTTGGATGGTGAGTGGGGGCGGCGCAGTCTTGCGGATCAGGTCCAGCGTTCGGCCTGCAGCTGATATTGGCGGTAGAGCGCTGGTCGGCCATCGCGGTCGCGCTTTTCGGTGACATAAGCAGAAAAGTCGCGCCAGTCCTCGACATAGCTGGCGCGCCACCACCGCTTGATGATTTCCTCGTCGAGCGCGCCCAGACTGATGCCGATAGCGGTCGCCTCGTAATAGTTGAACAACTTGGTGATCACCTCCGCCGCATCGATGGCCGCCTGGCGGTGTTTGACGAAATGGCCTTCGACATCAGCCAGACCATAGGGGCCCGGCCCGGTCTTGTTCAGACTGTCGATGACCGCCTTGAACTGCTCATTCATCTCGATCAGATCGCGGTCACGGGTCTGTTCGATGATGTGGTCAAAGGACTTGGAGACCTGGTCGCGCTTGCGGGCCTCGTCATGATCGATCCGGTTGCGGCGCCGCGCGTCCCGGAAGGCCAACCAGGCGATTCCCACGGACAGCAACAGGACGAAGGGCGACAGGGATGGCAGCATCTGCCAAAGGCTCATTTCGGGCGCTCCGGTGCAGGCGGGCAAACAGTTCCCGAAATCGTGCATAAACACAACTCACCACTTTGACGGGCAATTCCGGGCACAAAAAAGCCCGGCCGAGCCGGGCTGCCCACAGACCGCCGATCAGCGGTTGGTGCCCTCAACCCGGTTCGTGCCTTCCCGGTTGGTACCTTCAATCCGATTTGTGCCTTCGATACGCATCGTCTGCATCCTTGTTGAACGGGTCCTATTTACCCGATTTGCCGGGGCAGGTCCATATGACGGCACGCTAGACCAGCCAGCTTACCTCGCCGTGAATCGCGCCGCCCGAACCATCTATATAGGCAGGAATTGCGCCATTTTCATGCCGATCCACCGCCCACCACAGCCCTCACCCGCAACAAACCTCGTTTCAACCGCCGCTCGCGGGTCGAGAAGACGTCGCGATAGGCGGGGGTGAGTGTGATCAGGCGCCAGGGCTCGGGCAGAACGGGTTCGGGCAGGTCGGGCAAAGCGGCGGCCGTGACACTGTCGGCCAGGGCGTCGAGCACCGGTCCCGGCTCGCCATCGCGATACCAGACGTCCAGACCCAGGCGGACTTCCAGCAGGCGGACACCGTCGGCACCGCTCTCATGGGTCTCGATCTGGCCCCAGCTGGCATGCGGGAAAGCGGCGCGGGTCGAGCGCTCGTCATAAAGGCGGATCGGATCTCCCAGCAGGAGCATCACCGCCGGATCACTGGCAAACTGCGCGGTCAGGGCCTCGCGCAAGGCCTCAATGACGCCGCTCACAACATCACCGGACGATAAGGCGCGATCAGCGCCGCCACGCCGGGCGGCAGGGCACTGGCGCCATTGGTTTCAGCCAGATGCACGGTGAGCTGGAGGATGGCTTCGCGCAGCGGCGCCGGCACGTCGTCGGTCTGATCGCCATAGCCGCAGCGAAAGCGAATCCCGATCCCCGCCGCCGCCCGGCCCGGCAGAGGCCAGCTCTGCCCCGGCCGCAGAACGAGGCGTCCCGGATCACTCAGCGTGTCGACAAAAAACGCCGCCGGATCAATCTCCGACGGCGCATCATCCAGCCCGTACACCGTGACCGCCTCCAGCGCGATCAGGGGCGGTTTCAACAGGCGAAACCGTGTCCCGAAGGCCGACAGACGCCCCTCGCCCCACCACACATCGCGCCGCTCCAGCCAGGTCTGGGCAAGGCAAGCCCGCCCCGTATCCCGCTCGACACGCGCCCGCGCGGTTTGTATCCAGTGGTTGATCGCGTCATCCTGCGACGCATCCGCCACCCGAAGGCGAGCCTTGGCCTCAGACAGGCTGACAGGCTCCGCGGTGGGCGGGTCAAGGAGTGTGAGGGACATGGGGGAGAACTCCGTTTCAAAGGACGAAGACGAGATCCGCATTCCACCGGAAGCGGTGAAGCCGTTCTGGGTTGAGGTCGGGGTATTCGGGCTTGCTGGTCTGGCGAGTCTGCTGATTTGGGTCGCGCTCTTGCGCCTGCCCTTTGGTGACGCGAACCCCATGGGCTGGATACCGCTGGTGATGGCGCCCCTTGTCCCGGCCTTTGTGTTGCCGCCAGTCCTGCGCGCGATCCTGCGCCCGGTGTTGCGGCGTCTGGCACGGCTCGACAAGGATCCGCTGCCCTGGTGGTTCAAGGTTTTTGGCGTCTTCTGGACCCCCGACCGCGTCCGAAAACTTTCGCCCGCCTGGCACATCGAGGATGACCGTTTGCACCTCCCAGTCATCGGCCATGGAACAGGCGTTTGGTTGGGCGGGTTGATCATCGTGGTCGCGCTGGCGCTGATCGAGCCGGAGACCGGTTTCTGGTTGAGCCTTCTGGCGCCCCCGCTGACACATTTCACCCTTCCGTTTGCGCTTATCTTCCTGATAGGCGCGGCCCTCAACGTCTATCGCTACGGACGCCTGCCGCGGCCGGGCTCGACATCGCTTCGTAGCTTTTTCGGCTGGAGCTATGACTAGGCGCCCGCGCGCGGACTGAGCCATACAAGCCTTGTCAGCCAGCAGGCCGTATCCGGTTTTCCAGCTCAGGGGTGAAACCGTGCAGCGGCGGCTGCGCCGCCCTTGACCTGGAAAACCGGATACGGCGACGTCCCGGCAAGGGATGTATGGCGGGGTGGGCGCCCGGAGGGGCGTCACACCAACGCTACAAACATTTGTCATCCCCGCCGGATGTCCCGCGAACGCGGGACGCAGGGCGGGGACCTAACTGTCTGCAATCACATAGGTCCCTGACTTTCGCCCGGCCTTCGCCGGGCGTCCATCAGGGATGACAAACAGGTTCCCGGCCTCAGCTCACACCAAACTTCAGCAGCTTGATCGCTTCGAAATCCTGCACACCGCCGCCGACGCGTTTGGTGGTGTAGAAGAGGACATAGGGTTTGGCGCTGAACGGGTCGCGCAGGACTTCGACGCCCTGGCGGTCCAGCACCAGATAGCCGCGGGCGAAGTCACCAAAAGCGATCGAGGCGCTGTCAGTGCCGATATCGGGCATGTCCTCGGCCTCGGTGACCGGATAGCCGAGCAGGGTCGAGCTCGCCCCCTCGCCCAGCGCCGGCTGCCAGAGATAATTGCCGTCGGCATCCTTGAAGCGGCGCACGGCGGAGACAGTCTGGCGGTTCATCAGGAAACGGCCCTTGGCGCGATAGGCGGTCTTGGGTGCGTAGATGAGATCGATCAGCGCGTCGGCCGGATCTGTCGCATCAAACCCGCCCGCCGTGCCGGTGGCCACATAGCCCAGCTCGCCCCAGGCCTGTGTGCCCTCGGCGACGGCGGTATAGTCCAGCAGGCCACGCGGCTTGTTGATACCGTCGCCGGAGACGAAGGCGGCGCTTTCCTGGGCGGCGAAGACGTCGCGGACCTCCTCGGCCAGCCAGTCCTCGACATCGACCATGGCGTCATCGAGCAATTGCTGGGTGGCCGCCGGCATGGCGTAGAGCTCGGCGGCGGGAAACTCGATCAGTTCGAGACTGGGCGCATCGGTTTCCGGGCGGGCCGCCGTTTCGGACACCCAGCCGGTTGCCGCCCCGCCGCGCGAGACCGGCTTGCGGAAGGTGCCGGACGCGGTCTGGCGTACCGTGGCGATGGCGCGAATGGGTGAGGCTTCGGCCAGCAGCCGGTCGATCCGGGCCTCGGTTTCGGCCGGCACGACATGACCGCCCTCACCGGGCGTGCCGGCGGTGGCGGACTTGCCTTCGGCCAGCTGGCCGCTGCGCATATAGGCGGCAAAGCCCGTCGAGGCCGCCGACCTGTCGGCACCCGGAGCGAGGCCGGGACGGGCCGCCTCGTGGACCAGACGGTCGAGCGCGGATTTCTGGCTGTCGAGCGCCTTGTCGATGCGGGCGACCTTGTCCTCCAGCAGCACATCGGCAGCGGCGCGGGTCTCGATCTCGGCGAGGCGCTGGTCATTGGCCTGTTTGAACTGTTCGAAGGCAGCCAGCAGCTCGCCCATCACCGCGCGGCTGTCACCGGTCGCGGCGGTCATCTTGGTTTCCTTGCTCACATAAATCTCCTGGGGTTGGAAAAAGGGTGGGAGTTGTCAAAAGGTGGAAAGTCAGGCGGCGACGCGGTCGCGCGCCGGAGCCACAAGGCGCAGGCGCGCCTGGGGCAGCATGGGGAAGGTCACGATGGAGACCTCCCAGAGATCGATGGCGGTCAACACCCGGCCCCGCGCCTCTCGCGGCGTGGCGGCGCGGGTGCGAAAACCGATGGAAAGCCCGTCCACCGCGCCGCGCCGGACCAGCGCCGCCGTCGCCCGGCCCCGGGCACCGGAGGTCAGGATCTCGCCGCGCACAAACAGACCGCGCGCGTCCTCGGTGATCGAAGTCCACACGCCGACCGGCTCGGACGGGTCGTGCTGAAACAGCATGGGGATGGTGCGGCGGGTGGCGAGCGAAGCAGCAAAGGCGCCACGCGCCACCACATCGCCGCCAAGGTCAGCCAGCCCGAACAGGCTCGCATGACCCTCGATGACGAGGGTGTCAGTCATGAGGGGGCTCCGGGTTTTGGGGGGATATGACGATTTGCTTGTCATCCCTGATGGAAGCCCGGCGAAGGCCGGGCGCAAGTCAGGGACCTATGTGATTGCAGACAGTTAGGTCCCCGCCCTGCGTCCCGCCTCCGCGGGACATCCGGCGGGGATGACAAAGGTTTGAGTGACGGCGCTCCCTCACTCCTCCATCCGCCGCTCGATCCGCACCAGGCTCTCGCGGGCCAGGCGCATCTCCGCTTCCAGTCTCGCCAGCCTTTCCGCCAGCGGGCTGGCGCGGTCGCTGACATGTTCGAGCTGGTCGAGGCGTTCGCCGACCCGGCCGGACCAGATCAGGGCGCCGGAGGTTT